TGACCCATCAGGCAGATACGGTCAGCGCCGCTATTGCCAGCGCCGGTGTCGGCGTTGGAAGTAGCAAACACAGCCATACCGTACAACTGACCGATCTCACCGTTGCGGATAGCATCGCCGTTGCCAACGAATGCCTGCTCGGTGTAACGGGCCAGACCCATCAGGGTGTTGCGGCTCGACGGGGGGATCAGGAAGAAACGGCCATCCATAGGGATGTCGTTGTCGTCCAGACGCTGGATCGTGCGGCGAATAGCAGCATCGGTCAGAGCGGCAGCGTTCGAGGTCGAGCTATTGTAGGCAGTCGTACCATCAGAGCCAATGAAGGCTTTGGTGGATGCAGCCGAGGTAGCATAGTCGTTCGTGCCGATAGTTGCGCCGTTGAAAGCGCGGCCCAGTTGAACCAGATCGGTATCCATGCGTTTAGCCAGGGCGTAACCAGCGTCTTCCGTGTAGAAAGAACGCAGGCTGGTCAAGGCTTGCACTTCAACGATGTCCTCGATCAAGCGGCTGTACTCAAAGTGCTTGTTGATGAGCACTTGAATGTTGGTGTCGCTCTCTGCAATCAGAGTAACGGCATCAGTAGCCACTTTGGCCGAGGCATTGCCACGGGCAGGGGAGGGGATGTTAACGGTGTCACCCTTCTTGCCTTTGAAAGACATACGCTTGACGAGATTCGCCAGAACGAGGTTCTTCTTAAAGGCGGCAACAATTTCATCACTCCAAATTTCGGGGATGAAATTAGCTGCGGAGGTAACAGTTACAGCGTTTGCGGGGGAAAATGCGGTACTAGGCATGGTTAAATCTCCAAAAAAGTTGTTTACCGGACTCGCCCTTCAGCATAGGCTTGCATGATCTCATCACTCAAGCTCTCGTACCTTGCAGGGTCTGTCATTTTTAGCCGAATCAGGTCGGCTCGTCGGTAGACTCGTTTGGAACTCTCTCCAGATCCACCCACATCAACTTGTGCGGCCTTCATAGTCTTTGCTCGCTCGCTTGACGCTTCTGCTTGCTTAGTCTTGACACCACGCAATTGCTTGTAGGTAGACAACAGTTCATTGGCACTATCGTAGTCAAATTCAGCATCTGCCTTAGCATAAAGACCGAGGCGAACGGATGAGCCTTTCACCCAATCTTGGAATCCTGTATCGCCAACAATGTCAACGTAATCAGGATGCTCTTTAGCTAGCTTCTGCTGAATCTGAATCCTCTTGAGTTCCATGCTGGCTTGACGCGCAGCTAGGACATCAGGATGATTTTCGATAGTCTTCTGAACAGCTTTCTGAGGGTTCTCAAAAAAATCTACTTCAGGTTCTTCCTGTTTTGCTTCTTGCTTAGAACTGAGGTTCTGCTTGATAAGCTCGTCAGCCAACTTACGGACTTCTCCGACCTCTTGGGCCTGCTTTCCAATCAGCTTTTCAGCCTCTTGGTGCATCCGTATGACTTCATCCAGGCTTTTGTCCCTGTATTTGTCAGGGAGTGCTGGTTTCTGTTGTTCGGCTTCCAATTCGCCTAGCGGCTCAGGTTCTTGGTCAATCAGCATTTATTGTTCCTGCCAAAATGGTTGTAGGAGATTCAACTCGGTCTAGTGACTTATGAGTTGGCTTTTTGCTCCGCTTTCAACTTTTCAATGTGTTTCCGCTCAAATCGCCCATGTTCACTGGGGAAATGACCAGACCAACCTTCAAGTTTAAAGGTAGGAGCACTTATGACGCGATGGGCGATACCACCACATCCACACTCAACGGTAGTTGTCTCATAACCAACTAATCGTTCAGTGCGTTGTCCGCATTTGCAGACAAATTCATACATTCTTTTCATTCAGATCCTCGTAAGCGTCTTCGCTGACCTTTTTCAAGGTTTTTAGCCAAGTAAGAATCGAAATCTCACCCTTACGGAAATGCAAGTTCTTCTCATCAGGAATTGTACTGATATTGTTTAACGATGCCAACATATTGTCAACATCTTCCATCAGGTCTATCCACCCCCTATGTGAGAACAAATCGAAACGATCTTCGTAATACCTTTGCAGTTCAGGAGTCATTTTTAATCCATTGCCTCTAACACCGCCCATACTACAACAGCAATACTGCCGACTGCTACCAACAGGCCAATAATAATGATAAATAACTCATTTAGCTCTTCTTTTCTACGCTTCTCTGCCTCTTTTCTGCGTCTGGCGGCGTGGGCAGCTTGAACTTCCATTTGTTGCGCCCTGGCCGCTATACGCATCCAAACATCCATCTTGTTTGATTGGAAGAACAACATCTTTATCTGTTCTTCAAACTGTTTAGCCTGCTCTATAGCCATCTCAAGCTCAATAGCCTTACCAAGAGCAGAACCCTTAAATTCGCCTTTTTTTGACTTTTCTACAACCTCAATAGCTTCTGATTTGGCATCAAAGTACTTGCCCAAAACCGGCCCAAGGGAGGCAACATCATCTACCGTAGCAGCAACTTTTTTAACAAGTTCTACAGCAGACGATACAGCCGCAAGCGCGGTAATGGGATCAAGCATCTCATCCTCCTTTTAAATGCCCTGCTACCCACGCTATAGCAGCACCAACATAAGATGCAATGGTCATACCCATCCAGAATCCACCCTTACCCTTGTTAGCCAAAGCCAAAAGCTCCTCGATCTGGCGCTCCATCTTGTCTACTTTTTTGTCCATAGCCTGTACGCGCTCCCATAAAACGCCGTACTTAACTGGGTCAATTTCGCCAATTTCCATTACTCTTCTCCAGTAATTTCTGGCGCTTGCTCCTCAATCCACACCTGTCGCCACACGCCATCAATTAGTTGCGGCTCCTGCTCAACGGCCACCATTCCAGGTGTGCGCGGCATAGGTGTAGGCAGGACAAGCGGAATCCCAGCCTCTTGTAGAGCTTGTACATTGACATTGGCAGGGATGCTGCCATCAGGATTAAGAAGGAACTGTTTTGGCATGATTAGAAGAAAGTAATTACGCGAACATAGCCATTGCCGCCATCGCCGCCTTTGCCAGAGTTCACGCCGTGGCCTGCTCCACCGCCGCCACCGCCGCCTCCTGGGTAGCCGCCATTGCCGCCAGCGCCTGCTGTGGTAGTGCTACTAGCACCACCGCCTCCTCCGTCACCACCTACAAAATAACTGGTTGCATTGGAGCCATTGCCTCCGTTTCCAGCAGCTCCTGCCGTTCCTCCACCACCTGTGTTTGATGTACTTGTGCTAAAAAGAGAAGCCCCTGCGCCACCTGTTCCACCACTTCTGGCAAGCACAGAACTGGCGGTCATTCCACCGCCACCGCCACCGCCACCAGGTCTATAACCACCACGGCCGCCATTGCCGCCAGCGGCAGTATTTCCGTCCCCACCAATAGCAAGGTAATTACTAGTACCAGTAACATTTTCAGCTAATCCACCGCCACCAGAACCACCTGCTGCGGTTGTAGTAGTCCCCCCAGAAGATGCGCCTGCCCCTCTAGCTAATCCCCAAGACCCAAATGATGAATTGTTACCAGCTTGACCAGTTTGACCATTGTCATCGTCTACAGTCTCAGCAGCACCGCCAGTACCACCAGCGCCAACGGTTACAGTTTCAGTAGCGCCAAGAGAAACAGCAGGAATCCACAATTCTGTTCTGCCGCCAGAGCCACCTCCAGCGCCTCCAGCCGCAGCCGTAGCCGACGATGCAGTTGCCCTACGGCGACCAGAACCGCCACCACCGCCGCCACCAAACATCAGCACATAAACCAGCTTTGCCCCTGCTGGCTTAGTCCATGTCGATGTTCCTGTGCTGGTGAACTCTTGGATGTCTGCGGAGGAGATGCCACCACCAGATGCAGCCCATGCAACACCAGCAGCAGCAGAAGAATCAGCAGTCAGAACATATCCATTTGTTCCCGCAGAAACGCGCACATTGTCTGTGCCGTTGTGAGCAATCAGATCGCCCTTACTGGTTGTTGGAGCAAGCGCATCAAACGCTGCTGTCTGGGTAGTTTGACCTGTGCCACCATTAGCAATTGCTAGCGTTCCAGCAAGCGTAATAACGCCACTGGTAGTAACTGGGCCACCGCTAGTAGTCAGTCCAGTAGTGCCACCAGAGACATCTACTGAGGTAACAGATCCAGATCCACCACCACCAGCAACATTGACAGTCACGCTGTCACCAGAAGCCGTTGCGGTTACTCCAGTGCCAGTAAAGTTTATATTTCTTACGCCACTGGTAAGTGTATTCCCCTCATCTTGTACTGCAATAGATGAGTTTGTGGACATCGTAACCTTGATCTTCTCTGCAAGATCAGGAGGCACAACTTCACCAACATTGATTTCTCTAC